CCGACGCCCACGGTTGATCTTGACAGCCAGTCCTGCACCCAACTTGGGCAGGCTGTCAAGAGGCTCCTTTCTGACTGTCCTTCCCGGACGGTTGAAGAGGTCCTTGCATGGCAGAGTATCAAGAAAGCTTTACCAGCTTCTTGCAAGTGCATGGAACGTCCTCTTTTGGAAGGGGTTGTCTCCGGGTTTCGATCCGGTCGCGTTCAGCTCCCCAGTGGCTATCTTCACCATGTCCGCGTAGAGACTCGTCGTCTCTTCCAACGCGGGTGGTCCAAGAAGTACTGGGAGAAGAACGTTCTCGGATGTTCCCCCGGTCTCTCCTCGACTGTCGATTCCCCTAGGGCCCCCGGCGGGATGTGCAACGACTGGAAGTTTTCTCACGAACGCTTCCTTTCAACTTGCTTGCACTCCCAGCCTCCCTATGAACCGCTTGACAGTGATCTAGCCTGTGAGCTCATGGTTGTCCAGTCCGCTGGGAAACCTCGTCCGCTCACCAAGTTCACTTCAGAGTCCTTGTTACTTAAGCCCCTTCATGACTCCATCTATGATCGCCTTAGGGCTTTCAAGTGGTTGTCTGTGGGGGACGTCAGTGACGGCTCTTTGTCTCGCGCAGGGTTTCGACGCACGGACGGTGAAGTCCTCACTTCTGGTGACTATAAGTCTGCTACCGATGGTCTGTCCATCGAGGTCGCTGAAGCGATTTTGTCTGAGATCCTCTTGGCTTCTGAGGTACCCGAACACCTTCGTTCCTTCGCAATGCGCGCGCTTCGGCCGCTCATTTACGGGGAGGGTGTTGACGGTGTACGTCCTAAGAGAGGACAGATGATGGGCTCCTTTCTCTCCTTTCCTCTTCTTTGCCTGCAGAACCGTTTTGCCTTTCTTTGGGCTTTTCGGTGGCTGCCTGATAAGGGTAGGAGTCTTCCATGCTTGATCAACGGCGACGACATTTTGTTTCAGTCCGGCCCTCGTGCCTCTGAGACTTGGATGTCGACAGTCGGTGATCTTGGCTTGGAAGTGGAGCGGACTAAGACGTCCGTGGATGCGGAAGTGGGCACTCTCAACTCCACACTCCTTCGTTATGTTGGTGACGACCTTCGGGTCGCCCAGACATTACGTTGGGGTCGGTTGAAGCCTCAGGAACTTCCGCATTCGATGGCTACCAATTTTACTTCCTGGCTGACGGGCTCTTCACCTTCTAATAGGTTTAGAGCTGGCGTGGTATTCTTCAAGCGTTATGTCTCGCTCCTTAGGTCGACTCGTTTGACCCTTGTGGAGCTCGGCTTTCGCGGGAAGCTCGCCTACCGTCTTGCCAGGATGTTCAAATTGGCGTCTGTTGGAGAGGCCCTTGCCTTGCCCCATGTGACCGTTGGTCATAACGCAGTTCCGGCCGCGTTGTGCACTGTGTGTCCTGAGGACGAGGTGGAGGATTCCCTTATTGAACTGAACGATCGCGAGACTGCCGCTTGGAAGTTCTCGTTCCGTTACAGTCAGTGGTTCGAGCGTGCTCGAATTCTTGACTGTGTTCGTCTCAGTTCCGTAAGGGCCGAACCTGTTCCTCGGTTCTCGACTGTTGAGTACGATCGTTGTCCGGGACTTCGATGGCGGCTTACGCCTCCATCCTGGTCCTCGGTTTTACGTGCGTTTCTCCAGCCGCCGAGGAAGACCGTAAAGGTGCGCCGGATTTTCGACTCGTTACTTGTGACGAGGGATCATTGCGCACCACCGCCGTACGTAGCTGACGTAGGTCCGGAACAGAGGTCGCCCCCCAAGGGGGTTTCCGAAAAGAAAGAGTGAGCGTTGCCATGTTTGTGGTGGTTGGCGACCGGGGGTGAGGGTATATGAGTCCGAGGACGTCATGTTACTGCTCGAGGATAGGGCGTGGTCAGACTCCTTTCGAGTGAATCTGGCTACGGGTACTTGCTTATCATCCGACGGTGTAATCACCGTTAAACCGTGTGGAACAGCAGCGTTAATGCCTGGTAACAGGCAGTTGGCTCTCTGGCGTGACACCCTAAACGGGTTCGCCAAGCTGGCGCTGGAGGTGCACTTAATTCTCGCTGTTGTGGCGGGAGCGTGCGCTGGTTCACGAGCTTCGGCTAGGACTGAACTGTCGTCAGTGTGGCCGTCGGGTGATCGGTATATGATGCCGTGGTGGCGAGTCTTCGGACTTGGTCACGTCCTACTAGTATAGTAGTTGATTGACTAGGATTTCTGATCCCAATCTAACCGGAAAACAGTTTCTTCGTGAAGTTAGGCAGATTTGGGCGCGAAAGCGGCCAAGGAGCTATCCTACATCACACGCTAAAGGAACGTTTGCTC